ATGCAGCGTGAGGTTCACAGTTTCTTGGCTAGCTGGGCTGCCGATGTTAAAGCTCAAGCGGTTAAGAATGCGCCAATGGTTACGGGTTATCTTCGCAGTTCAATTTATGCTAAAGTCAAGGATTGGGTTGTTGATATCGGAGCAGATGCAGCTTACGCCTTGTTCGTTGAGCTGGGCACGAGGTACATGCGTGCACAACCCTATCTTTTCCCAGCTATCCAGCAGTATTTGCCATCACTGGAAGCTGTCATAGTCTCAGCCATTGAGCAGGCTAAAGTGGAGGCGGGCCTATGAGTTTCCGCGAAATTGCAGTAACTATTCGGGCGGTTAATCGTGCGAGCAATGAGTTTAGCAGAATTAAAACTGACGCTGAAGCCTTGAGTGCCCGTGTTAAGAGTTTGGGCGCTGCAATCGCGGGTATAGGTGCTTCGGGCATGGCTATTGGCTACATCGCCAACCAATTCGGACTGCTAAACGACGCCCAAGCTAAGGTTTTCAACAGCGCCATGATGGTTGTTTCAGTCATGGGAACCTTCATGACTACCAGCGTGGGTGTGGCTGTTGCCCAGAAAGTTTACTCTGCCGCTTGTTGGGTCGCCACAGCTGCACAGAACGCCCTAAACATCAGTTACGGAACCTTCTTGGCCCTAACTGGCGTGGGTATCGCTGTTATTGCGGCTGCTGCAGTTGCAATGTACAGCTTTGCCAACAGCATGAACACGGCAACGTCAAGCATGCAGAACTTCAACGCCGCAGCAAGCCAAACCACTACCGCTACTCGGGGTATCGTGCGATCTGGTGACATGGCGATCTATCGTCAAGGAGTGGAAGACACATGAGCGAGCCCGCAGCGCCCGCCGTCACCCTTTATTCTGGCGTAACAGGCGGTCCAATCGATCAGGCGGACATTTTGGAGCTAGCCGTGCATTTGGGTGGAACCGAGGAAGTCAGCAGCTTCGCTTATCGCCTTCAAAACTGGAACGGCAAATACAGCCCAAGCGGCTCCCCAATCGCTCTTGGCGAGGACGGTTACATTATGATGGGTAGAGGCGCAAATTGTCCCCAGCTCATAACTACGCGAAATGAGAACATGAAGTTCCAATCAAACGCCACCGAGCATTATGTCACTGTTTCGGGTCGCGACTGGGGAGAGCGGTTATTCCGTGAGTACGTGACTGAAGGCTACGGCCTCATGAAAGGCGAAGAAATCGTCAAGCATCTCCTCGACTACCATTCAGGTCTGCCTCATGTAAGAAACGCGGTTGAGTTGGTTGAAGACACCGACACAACTTTCACCCGTTTGGACTTTGAGAATAAGCAGGCTTGGGAAATCCTCAAACAAATCGCTCAGGACAGCGACAAAGCAGGCGCTATCGGATACGATTTTAGGGTTGCACCGGATGGCCGCTTTGAATTTTTCCATAGGGGTGCCAAAACAAGCGCAGTCAGCTTATTGGAGCGGATTGAAGAGGCGGAGACGGAGTCGGATATTCTTTCGGTCAGAAATAAAGTTACAATTTACGGTGCCGCAACCAAAAGCACACCGCTGGATGTTGACGAGACGGTTGAAAGCCTTAACCCTGCGGGTGGTTACTGGACGGGGTACGGCGGCACGCTTTCCTTAGACGCCGCTTTAAAGTATGGTTCAGCTGCCACAAGCGTCAAGAACACAACGGGCACCGCCTACAACGCCGTCAGCATATTCTATTTCAATGCAACAGTTAACGGCAACAAGTATCCCAAGCTGTTTTTGGCGCTACTGCGGGATGACCTCGTCAAGTCGGATGGGTTCTTGGTTATTCTGCATGATTCTTCCTCTCGGGTCTGTGGCCGCACCCTTCCAGCCGTCAATAGCGTATCGTCAAGTAATGATTGGTCAACTTTCCAGTTAGACGTCGGCTTCAAGTACGCAATTGATTGGGCTGCACCTGCCGATTTCGACTGGGAAAACATTCGCACCGTAACAGTCACAGCCTACCTCGTCACTCCGGGCGTGAGTGGTCAAGTGTGGCATGGCCAACTCTACTTCACCGGCGCAAGATACAGCAACATGCAAACCGACGCCGCAAGCATAGCCACCTATGGCGAGCGTCAATACGTGGACATCGTCGAGGACCTCTACAGCGACAACGAATGCATGCTAAGAGCCAAATCAATACTGGCCTACAAAAAACAAGCTAAAACTTCGCTGGTCGTAAAAAGCACCCTAATCGACTATGGAACCACGCCTATTCTGCCCGGCGATATGATTGCGGTAACTCTGCCAAACGAAAGCATCTCCTCCGTTAGTTTTCTTGTCAAAAGCGTAGACTATCACTTGTTGGCAGAAAACAACACGCTGGATGTAACGCTCAATTTGGGCTATCAGAAGCAGCTGATGGCTGACTGGATTTATGCCCTAAGAGCTAGGACGGATGCCCTAAAGGCGAGACGGTGACTTAGAAATGAGTAAGCAAATCCTAAAACTCTTTGAAAACATCAATCCCGGCGACTTAATCGCCGTTGACTGGTGCGATGCATCGGTCGGTAAAAGCTCAGGTTCAGGCATGACCATCGACGTTCCCGTGAAAAGTTGGGGCATATTTGTCGGTTTAATCGGCGACAAGATTAAGCATATTGTGATTGCACAGAACAGTTTCCGCTATGCCGATGGCCTCTTCGATTTAGACTACACCGCCATACCTATCGGTTGGGCATTGGGCGTAACGGTTTTGGTTAAGGAGCATATTCCAACGGATTCGGCTAGCAGGCTTGTTAACAGTTTTATGATGGGCGGGCACCGTTCAATGAATCGCCCAAGGACTTTTCGAAGGGCACTAGCGCAGCGGAGGTTGAGCGTCGACGGCAGACCCTATTAAGCGTGCCTTGACTCGGAGGCGTTTTGAAAGGGGGCGCTTTGTCGTTGAGGAACCTTCGGCTAAGCTTGTGTTGGGCGTCAAATTCGCCATCGGCATGACGGGGTTCATGTCTGCTCTTGAACTTGCGCACTTAGTTATCTTGCATACTTGGAATGCCGAAATTTTCGCTTCAATCACCGGACTTAGCGGTACCGTGATTGGGTTGTTTGTGGGGCAGAAAACATGACGAAAGGCAAACCATGGGATATAAACGAGGAACGCCAGCTTCGGCAGCTTGCGGAAGAGGGCAGAAGCGTTGATGAAATTTGCAAAGTTATGGTGAAAACCCGCGATGCGGTGCTTTCGAAGGTTTACAATTTAGGCTTAAAGATTCAACAGAAAGAAAAAGAAGAAGACAAACGCCCCCGTGCACCACGATTGTTGTCTTCTTCTTTCCAAAAACCTGCAGAGCTGCCAAGTGTTGAAGAAGCACTAAAAACGTTGACTGCCGCTTTGAAGGCGCTTGAGCAGCCGGGCTTGGATCAAGCCGAGGTTTTGCGGTTGCGCAGTATTATTTCGGGCGTGAAAATCTACAAGGAAATTTTCGCTGACTACTTCAACTATTGCGAGTTGGAAGAGCGGTTGGTTGAGTTGGAGAGGAAATATGCAGAGTCCACAAGGAGCAAGAAGCCCAAGGCGGATGCACCTGCCTGACTACCACATAATCCGTGGGTCACTTGAGGATTATGCTAGCGTGCAGCAGGCAGAAGAAGTCTCAGCCGTCAACGAAGTCTCCAAGGACACTGTCAAGTTTCTTGAGCAGTACTGTAAGCTTAAGCCTTATTGGTATTTGCTTGAGTTGATTGCGTCTTATGAGCAGTTTCAGTTTAACGCTGTCCGGTGGCCGAGGCAAACAGGCAAAAGCACAGGAATAGGCGCTCTGCACCTAGCCGATGCATGGAACAACCCTGACTTGAATATAGGGTTTGTTGGTCCGAGTTGGCGCCAAACCAAACTCAACATCCGAAGGGTGGCAAGTTTTTGCCGCAACCTTCCACAACAGGGCCTTCATGTGCAGAAAACAAAGATCAGCTTTCCAAACGGTAGCGTGATTGAGGCTTTCCCAAACAACCCTGATACTATTAGGGGCAATACGTTTCATCGGATTTGGTGGGACGAAGTCAACTTTACAGCCAATGACGAGGACTTGTATGATGCGATTCTTTTCACGCTTGGCACCACTAACGGCAAGCTGACAGCTAGCAGTACACCCTTCAATACTGACGCTTTGTTTTGGAAGATGTGCAACCATAAAGACTACGCTGACTTTGGGCGCCTGCACTTTGGCTGGGAGAAGGCGCTGGAACCTAATGGTCCACTTAAGCCAGCCATTATTGAGAAGATTAAGCGCCAATTCGGGGATGACCCTGCCCGTTGGCGTCGGGAAATGGAAGCTGAATGGGCTGAAGATGAAGATGTCTGGTTAGCTCAAAGCTTGATTGTTGCCTGTGTGGGCACGGTTAAGAATTGCGGTTTTGACCTGCAAGAGTTCAATCCAGAGGCTGAATGTGAGGGCGATTTCTTTGCTGGACTAGACCTTGCACAGACTCGGGATTACTGTGTGCTCTCCGTGGTAGAGCGGCTTAACGATAAGCTGTTCCTTCGTCACCTAAAGATTTTCCAGCAGCCCACACTCTATGCGCAAGTTATGGGCTACCTCAAGGCTCTGCAGGATAGATGGGGTGGATTCCAAAAAATCCGAGTTGACTTCACCCGGGAAGGACCAAGCATCATAGCCGACATGCAAGCCGCCGGCATTGAGAACGCTGAAGGCGTCAACTTTAGCGTGCCCCGAAAAAGTGAGATGGCAAGCCTGCTTAAGCAGCGCATGATGAACAAGCAGTTCTACTATCCACTGCTCCACTGGGAGCGACCCTACAGAGGCGACCTCTGCACCGAGTTAAACGTGGAACGCTATGACCTACGCAAGGACGGCGCCATAGGCTACAGCCACCCGAACGGTACCCACGATGACGTGTTTTGGAGTATTGCGCTAGCCGTGTTTGCGACCGTGCAAATGGAGCCCGAACCATTCTTAGCGGTTATACCAAGGTGACATAGAAATGAGACGACACAGAGATTTTCGGATAAGGCAGTTCCGCCGTATCTACGACCGGACGGAAGGTAAATTCACCTTCAACATAAGCTATGAAACCCACACTAAGCCTACTCCTCGCAGTTTGGTTGTGGCTGAAGCTTTTGGGTTAGGCATCGATGAAGCACAGCGATTCAAGGTTTTGGATGCTGAGCTTAAGATTGGACCGCAAGACATCGTCTACATTACCGGGGACAGCGGGAGCGGCAAAAGCGTTCTGCTACGGGCAATAAAGGCGGACTTAGGCGAGGAGGCTATCGACCTGTCAGACGTGGCAGTAGACGCCGAGAAGCCATTAATCGAGACCGTCGGAGCCACAGTCGAAGAAGGCTTAGAACTTCTAAGCAAAGTTGGCTTAAATGATGCTTTTCTGTTCCTACGCACCTACAGTCAACTCAGTGATGGTCAAAGGTACCGTTATCGAATCGCCAAACTGATCGAAAGCGGCAAACAGTGGTGGCTCATGGATGAATTCGCGGCGTGCTTAGACCGAGACACAGCAAAAATTATCGCTTTTAACCTTCAGAAAATCGCCCGGCAACAGGGCAAAGCAGTCATAGCAGCTACGACCCATAGCGACCTGCAAGAAGACCTCAACCCGAGTGTGTTGGTGCGGAAGCGTTTTGGAGAAGAAATCCAAATCAGCTATTACCCAAACGAACCAGCAGCTGAATGCAGCCTAATCCGCGAGATGAGGGTTGAAGAGGGCAGCAAGGAGGATTGGCAGAAGCTTAGCGGTTTCCATTACAGGGGACATAGGGTTGCGGTTCCAAGAAAAATCTTCCGCTTAGTGAGAGGCGATGAGCTCTGCGGCGTCATCGTCTACAGTTACCCACCGCCAGCATGCTATGGAAGACGAATGGTGCTGCCAAGAATGACCATTCAGGAAATGAACAAACAACTCAGCATAATCAACCGAGTAGTTATCCACCCAAAATACCGCACCGTAGGCTTAGGCGCCAAACTCATTCGCGAGACAATGCCGTTGGCTGGCACCAGATACGTCGAGTTGATAGCCGTAATGGCAAAGTATAGCCCATTCGCTGAGAAGGCAGGCATGCAGAAAATAGCCCAACAACAAACAGTGGACGGTATATCTAGCGTTTCTAAAGTGCTCTTAGAGTTAGGGTTTGATGTACAGCTCTTAAGTAGTGAACGATATGTGCAGCAGAAGCTTGAGATTTTGCAATCAGAACAAATCAATAAACTAAAAGAAGCCTTCATTAAAAACAAGCATACCCGTTTTAGAAGAGAATTTGCCGCTAGCCGACATCAGCCATTTGGCAAAACCTCAGATTATACTTTTTCCATAACTAACGCGGATACCTTGAAAATGGCTAAGTTAATTAAGCTTGTAGGGCTGTTGCTTCAAACAAAAGTTTACTTATTTTGGGCTTCTGGCACAAGCAATGCCCCACAGACTTCCAAAAGCTTTTTACAGACTTCCAATATAAAGAGAGACATAAGCTGGGGCTAA